GCTGACCCGTTTGCGAGCTGGGCCAGCTACAGCGATGCCGACCTGCTAGTGGAGTACACTCACGGTAACGGCAGCTACAGCTGGTGTCAGGAAACGAATGGGGATAATACCGGCAATCGCGTCGCTCGTGGCAACCTTGGTGTGTCGGACTTCTATCGCGATGCTGCGACGTATACGTATACCAACGGCGGGTGGCGGCCGGCTTTAGAGTTGATTACCTAATGGTAATCGAGAGTGAGTCGGCGTCGCCAATAGTGTAGCGACATAAACCCTCCCCAACACGGGGAGGGATTTTATGCGTCAGGACGGATCAATGAGAACCATTTAACATCAATGAAGTCAATGTCCACGTACTCCATTAGCCAAATACGAAACCCCATGATTTCTTCTTCTTTTTCTTCGGTAGATAATTGACTGGGATCTCGTTCAAAGAGCTTTGGGACTATGATGTTCAACCCGGGACACTTCTGTTTCGGGATATTGAAACAGTGGTGTTTAATCCACGGCTGGAAGTCAAACATAATAACCGCCGCATAGTGGTCATGTAATACCTTCGGTGTCAGTTCTTCCATCGGACGTGAGACAAAGGTGACCGGGAGAGACTGATACAGATGGTACTGAAGCGCGGCTTCTAAATCCTCCATCTCTTCTAGTTCCAGGGCGTAAGGCCAGACGTTCACTTCTAGTGTGACATCCTCTTTCACCATGCCGTCTTGGACGTTTTGGTTGTAGTCCGCAAGGATCTTGGCGATGACCGGAATCAGGTTTGTTGCCATGGAGGCTCTTAGGGTGTCGTTGTCCCGGGCTTTCCATTTCTCAAGGAACGTGTCATGGGTGAGCTGACCATTCGTCAACACACTCCAATCGGTGTGTTCCCGATCCCAATAATCACTACGTTGAGCAACCGCTTTAGCCAGCTCAGGGTCCAGGGTCTCCAGCACCCCAAGTCGGGTGTCCATCAGACTGTCTAGATCCACCAGAATCGTCTTCATTGCGTTTTACTCTCCTGTGACGCCATGGCCGGAAGGGTCAACATTTCCTGAGGCACAATGCGAGCCAGGTGACGCTCGAGTGTCACGGTGAATGTTAGCCAGGTCTCCTGCAATAACAACTCTTTCAACGCAGTCCCATTGGTCATCTTCTCTTGAAAGGCGGTATCCGTGACGCCCCCATTACGACCTGCACGGGGTTGGGTGAGTTCCCCTAGGGCGTTACCCAACCCCGTGCAGTATTCCCGGTAGAGGTTACCCTGCTCGTGACCTTCCATCTGTAAACGAAAGCTAACGGCCCCCCGAAGGATCACTTCCAGTAGATCCTCATCCCCGCGCAGACGCGGCCAAATGACGTCACGGGCGAGGGTATCGCTTAGGTAATACAGCCGGAAAGAGAGCCTCAGTTCTATCAGCCAACGGTACAGACTGGTGTGGGTATCACGGGGAACCAAAAGAAGTTCTTCCCCAAGGGCCTGGAGCGCCGCATGGGCAGCGTTATCGTGGAGACCTGCCATAGTGTCCTCAGTTATCGAGACTGCCGGGGTCTAGGTGCATGGACTTCAAGAACACACTCAACGTCTGAGTGGCCTTGACCGTCGTGGGACCTCGGGCATTAATTTCTTCCAGGGAGGCATCCCCGGTTTCGAGAATAGAGCGGTTCATGGCGTTATAGGCTTTCTCATCACCCCCACGGTACTTGATCAATTCAAGGACCATGTTATCCAAGCCTTTGGCGGCATTGACCTGGAGTTCAGGATACGAGATACGGGCCCCTTTACTGGGACCAGTGGCCTGACCGCTGCGCTCATCGACCGCCTGGTTATGCTCAGGCACACTCATCTTCTTATAGAGCATCTGGACCTGACGGCGAAGAGGGAGATCCACCACCAGGTGACGGATCGGGGTTTTATACACTTGCCCGGTCTGTGGGTCGGTCAAGTACAGGTGTTCAAACAACTCCACCCCTAATTGCTTGGCAATTTTCAGATTGCGTTTCAGGTTAAGTTGATGTTCGCTTAAGTTGGGGATAAACAACGCCAGCACTTCTTCCCCAGATGCTAAACGATCCATCAGTTCCCCGAACTCAGCATTGGTGAGGTTGTTTAACCGCTTCTCGTAAATATCGCGGTTATTGGAACCGGGGGCGAATTGGTCGATGAAATACAAAAGCTCATTCGTGGCTTTTTCGCGAGGTGTCATGGACAGCTCCTGTGGGTGGGTCTATAGGATGGGACTAGACCCGAATCACCTTGGTGGGGCGCTTGATACCATCGTCTCCTTCCAGGGGGTCACGTAACCATTGGGTTTTCCCGTCCCAGAACAGAATCACATGAGTCGCGTAGGTGACAATGTCCCGAGCCATGGCACGGAAATCATCCACCTCGTCGCCTCCAGGGATGAAGCTGGAATACACCCAATGGCTTTCTCTGAGAAATGGGGTGATGCAGTGTCGGTGACCGATGGTCCGTATTGGCAATACCACCTCAGGGTCAAGACGAAGATTTGACGGGTGACTGAGCACCCGTCGTATCAATGCCACATCAGGAACCTCCCATCCATGGAGTAATGCCAGGCGGGGTTCATGCCATAGCAGGTCCGGCGAACTGGCCATAGAACGGACTCACTTCTTTCGCGGTCAGGGGAGGGAAACGCAGTCGACACAGCACCGGGAGGCCGTCACGTTCAAAGTTACGTAACCAATCTTCCATGCTCATGTCATCACCCAGACACGCACGAGCCTGAATGGGGCAATTCTCTATCTGTGAGAAGATGCGGTGAAAGAATGCATTCAACTCCATGACGTCACGCACGTCTGGACAACGGCGTGCAAAGGTTTCGGCTAATTCGACATCGTAACGACGGATCAGGTAGAACACCTGGGCCCGCAGGGTGAGGTGGGGATACATAAAAACTCCTAGGGATCGTTTGATAAACATTGCGGTAATTCACCCAGATAAGTAGTATGAGTGTGGCGGGTCAGAAAATCAACAAGTAAATAACGGTGACAGAAATGCCCGGGTGGGCAATAACACCCAAAAGCCACATGGGGATAACGTAGTAGTTGGTCGAAGTAATCGGGGTCAGCGAACCACCAATGGTTGAGAATGGCGTGATACTGCTCCGTATACGATCGCTCACTCAAGTGCCCCTTCTTAACACCTAACACCATGGGCCAGGTGGGACACAGACGATAATCCCCGGTTTTCACCGTACTGTCGATCAGTGGTATACCCAGCGACGCCAATCGGCGCCACTGGGAAATTTGATACGTGTAGACAGCCGTCATGACGCGTCGGACTTACCCAAGTTCGGGTTGGGTTTGATCTTGGCTTTCTCATCTTTGGAGAGCCAATAAGGGACATAGGTTCCAAGACGCATGTTGAGAAGATCCAGCGTGGACAGGAACTGTTTGTCGTGGGCCTTCTCTTCCTTCTCAAAGACCCAGTAACCACGGGTATTCCCTAACAGGACGTCCCAATCGTATCCCATGGCCTTAAGGTCTTCATACAGTACCTTAGGCGCACACAGGAGGTTCTCGGGATACCCACGATGGAACTGATGCATCTGCAGAATGTCGGCAGTGATCTGAACAGCCCGCCGTAGCTTCTCGTCCTGATGGAGTTTCTGACGCACCTTGGTACGTGAAAGCGTCACGTCCGGGAGCAGTTCCATGTAGTAGTTCTGCATGTTACCGCCAATCCCGAAGCGATCATTGTCCTTACAGTAATGGAACTCCGAGAGCGCTGGGAGGATGCCTTCACTCTGGGAGACCACTAGGGAGATCGGAAGACCCGACATCCCGTTCTTACCCCGCAGGTTCATCATGGTGATGAGCACCAGATCGGTATCGCCCTGCATGGCGGTAGAATTATCCCAAGGGTACTCAGGCATCTTATCTTTGTTCTGGAGCGGTTTGTTGTGGGTGATCATCCACACGTTATTGGGGAGTGAATAAAACCCACTGGAAACCCCTTTCAACACCGTATCCTTCTTCATGTAAGACAGGTTACGTTTGTCGGTGGGGAACATCTCCATGTTGATGATATCACCCAAGTGTGCAGTCAGAATCAGATAGGTTCCGGTACGGGCACAAATAGACGGCATCTGATTGAACATCTGGTTCTTGGCTTTGCCGTTGGTCATGGCATCGGTGTTGGCACCACTCTCACCGATCTTATTCTTGTTGTAGATTTCCTCAACCGCACTCACCACAAATTTACTGAAACTATCAATCAAACCGCCCGTGGGGTAGAGGGCCTCTTTGGGCTTGCCATTTCCATCCAGAAAGGGGGTGGTCGCCAACCAATCTTTATCGTTCTTGGCCTTCTCATTGACGATCTTGCGGAATTGATCAAACCACACGTCCCCGACGTACTGAGACATATCAGTGAAGGCGAACTGCTCATCGTTGTCGTAGTCGATAGTGCTCAGGTAGGGATCATTAGCCGATACGGCCCCAAACCGTGAGGTGGGGTACATGGTGCCTTCGCTGTCGTAGGTGATGGTGTGTGCCTCACGACACACACGACGCAGCTGTGCCAGGAAATGCACGGCTAACCACGTCTTGAAGTTGTTTGGGCGAGCACAGATGCCCGTCATGCTGGAGAGACCGCCATTGAGAATGGATTCCCCGTGCTTACCGGTCTCGAATTTACCCGTGGGAATATCCATCAGCGCACCGACGTTGATCGCGGGACGAAAGCGCGGACGAGAAAACGATTTATTAAACATGCAGAGACATTCCTGTCGGTGGAGAAGGTAACAGACTTCTGGTCATTAGATTGGACAGCTAGGTGTTTTTGCTCTAATGGTTATGAATCACCTATTGTTGTGTACGCCCCTAAGGAGACTCTACCATGTTAGGTTATGAAACACGACACGAAACCGAACGCTTTATCGACACCTGTGTTGCGGTATCTCAAGAAACGTACAGCGCGGAAGATTTCGCAGGTATGCTCACCAAGCGTCTGCCGAAACTCACTGCTTCTCTGAAAGACGCTTTTCGTTTTATCACCACCTGGGATTACGCGCGTCCCGAAGTGATTAATGTAAGCTCACTGCGTATGAAACTCCGCCAAGTCCAGTACACTGACATCGACGGAGTGGTGGTACCTAAGCCCGTGGGGTTCACCGGGAATTTGCATGACTACCTCCAGGGCGTCCATAAGCAGCGCCTGGATGTGATGGTCAAACTCAATAAAGAAGTCTTGACCAAGATCTTGCGTAACCTGGCCTATTACATGGAAAATCCCGATGGGCTGAAAGAACACCGTGACACGCAGAAGACCGTGTCGTACGATCAGCGTTTCCTGGATAGCCTGATCAATGAAGAACGCAAGTGGCTCTTGGAAGGCAACCGCTCTAGTGAAGCGGAATTTGGGGAACTGTTTGGTAGTAACACTGAATGCCTGAATGCCGTGGCCCTGATCAATGACATCAATCAGGTACGCTGGAGACAGGCCAACCCCAAGGATGTTTCTCATCAGGTGAAAGCCCTTCAGCAAACCGCGGAGATGTTGCTGGACACAGTGAAACAGAACCAGGAACCCCCGAGCAAAGTGGTCATGGTGAAGATCGCCGATGAGCTGGAACTGGCAGCACGTTGGGTGGAATGGTTCTCAGTAATGCAAACCCGCATTATTGATACCACCACCGCCATGAAACAAATGGAAAAAGTCCTACTGCGTGCCCTGTAATGCGACATAGTCCCCTCCCGAAGGAGGGGACTGTTCTACCGTTACCCCATCTGCTGCTGACGCCCTTTACAGAGTTCGACCAATTGTCGAATGTCTTCATGGCGGGTCTGTTGATCGGCATACCACAACCAACAGGGTGTCTTCTTAACCAGTCTGGAAATATAGTGCTCCTCGTTCTCCCCTAAGCGTATTTTCCTGAGAGGGAGGATATTACGCCAAATCCACCGACTAATGGCGGCGGGGAACTTCAGTGCACAGGTATCTCGACTCAGTTGAAGTTGACGGTTCACTCGATCGAGACATTCTTCATCGTGATAGTCACACTCCATGAGTCTGGCGTAGAGTGATGCTAATACACATAGGCGTTTGCTTTGGTCAGGTGTTCGGTACCATAACAGGAACCATAAGAACATGAACGGATTATTGAAAGGGAACTGGTAATGGTGGAGGAAACGCATGTTGTAAGACCTATCACTTAGGTGGGTTCGCTGTGTGACTTAGGTAGCACGAAACGGGTATACGGCGACTGGTAGATGGCACTCCCCTGGGCCGTCTGAAAGACCGTTGCAAAGGAGTACGCCAGTGGGCCGTCCGCCATCACCAACACCGAAACGCGGGTATCCTCTCCGGCAAGCTTAGCCAGCGCATTGCGCTGGGGGATATCCACTCCCAGCACGAGTTTTAGTGTTACGGTTTGTCCTTTAAACTCGGTTGGGATATCAAGAGTGGGGGTGGTGTTGGTGATGTGTTTGTGAAGGGAAACCACTTCCTTGGTTTTCCCTTTCAACTCGCGCCCGTAAAAGGTGTCGGTAATATCAATTACATCGACATGTTTGCCCAGGGTATTTTCTAGCAGACCATTGAGTTGACGTTCCATATTAGCAAACGTGTTCACCGCCTCCATGGCCAACCGAGGCGGATCGAGAGTCTTGGTGACTAGGTCATCATTTGGGGTAATAAGTGACCCATTACTTTTAATGGGAATGAGTGCTTTATCGCCTACCTGCCGAATTCGTTGATAAACAGCGGGTTTATAGGCGGTATCCAGTCGGGCAATGGCCAGCTCTACGATATCACGCTGGTGTGCTTGGGCGTGGTACTCGATGAGGGATTCCAGGTATTCATCAGCTTCCGGGACTTTCACCACACAGAAGGTAGCATCAGCAATCCGTCGACCCAATAAGAGATCTGTTTTATCGTGTCGATCTTTCTGAGTGTCCTGTTGTTTGTGACCGTAGGACTGAAGACGCCCAAGTTGGTACTGGTAGTAGTAGCAACCCTCATCAGTGCGGTGATCACTCCCACCTAGATTGAAAAGCATTCTGGTTTTCAGATACAGTGGGTTCACATCAGTTTTGGGGTTATGGTATCCTTCCACTGGCGAACGGGACAAATACGACTCACCGCCATTACCAGACCCTGTGCGGGCATTAAAGTCCGCCAGGTCATTACCCACATCCCCACTGTGACCTTTGATCCAAACGAGTTCAACACTACGGCCGTCTTTGAACTTTGTTTCAAGATCGATCAGTGTTAACCAGTACGACTTATTGGCAACAGGCTCACCTTGAGACGTCATCCAGTTACGCTTAGTCCAACCCTTAACCCATTGCGTCAAACCTTTCCTGACATACTCACTGTCGAGAAGTAAATACAAATGCGGGACATCTAGTTCAATGGCCAAACGGAATGCTTCAATTGCCGCTTGAAGCTCGCCTGTGTTATTGGTCGGAGACTCAGTCACTGGACCAAAAGCATCAAAATATTCAAGTGGGGTGACTGTATCAGGCAACGCCATGGGGGCATACCCTTTGGTCGTGGGCAGTTGTTTTATACCAATGCCGCGGGTCAGTGGTTTGTCTTGGTAGGTATACCCATGAAACCCCCAACCAGCACGGCCACGCCGGAAACTCCCGTCCACGTATAAAACCATGCCATCTACGGTGGGTGTAGTGTCACTCACTGTGTTGTTCCTCATTAATGATCATCGTCTTGGCTACACCATTGCACGATTGGGTGAAACTAGGACGTATCGCATTGGTCCCGATATTGCTGATACCGCGACGTTAATTGTTGACGCTCCTCGCGAATATACTGTCGGAGGTCCTGGATGTGCCCGACCAATACCCGCTCGACCGCATCCTGGGTGTCAATCTCGGGATTGCGGAGGTCTTCCATTGAAGGAACCGGTTTGGGGGTGGGTAAATGGAATGGCGGACAAGGGGGTGGCGATACAGTAGGAGATTTTTCGACCACCACCGTTGTGGGCTCTGGAGGCTTCTCAGTGCTTCCTGTCCCTTCCCAGCGGCTGGTGGTCATCTGTATCGAGATATCCCCCTGTGGGGCAGCTGCGGGCGAATCCGGAGGGGTTACCCAAACCACGCAGCTAGAAAGAAATAAAAGGGTGGCTAATACACCCAGGTGTAATACGGTGTTCACAGACCCCCCTCCTCAATCAGGTTCAATAGATGGCGTTTATCATAGCGTGTGGGACGGCAAGCTTCATCAACCCCTCGAAGGTCAAGGGTGAGTTGGGTGATCTGTTGTTCCGTTGCTGTCAGTTTACGGCGGAGTTGTGTTTGCTCACGTCGCTCTTGTAACAGCTGTTGTCGCGTCAACGCCAGTGTTTCAACCGCCATATACAAGGTTAGTGCCAAGAACATGGCGATAACAAACAAGTAGGTGAATTGTTTATTAGCGCGAATCACTTCCTTGACGGGACGGTCTTTAAAGATAACGCTTTTGAAAAAGGGCCAGAATAAAAGTAACAGCTTAAAAAAGTTAACCATCGGTGCCTCGACGCTGCTGAGTGACACCCTCGGAAAAGCTACCTACCCAATGCCGTCACGTCGGTTGCGTCCAGTAGGTGTCGGTCCCTGCGGGCAAACATGAGATAAATTCACTGACTAGATGGCGTCTTACTGTGTGACGTTATCGTTATGATTCTACTCACACATCTCTCGGGTGGTTGATTTTATAGGTACGTTTACCCACCCATCACCAAAAGGACAGCTTAATGTTCCAGTTAAAAGGGTTTTTCTCGTTCTCTCCTCTGATTGATAATGCAAGAGATGAGGTGGCTCCTTTCGGGGAGATTTCCAGTGACAGCCTCACCTATGCTAAGGATAAAACCTTTCATACCAATGATGCAACTCCACAGACTACACTAATTGTATTTAGTAGTCAAGATAGCACGGGCTACGTACCCACCCCCAATCCATTGGCAGTCACGACCCTCCAGGTGGGTCAGTGGTTACTGGATCGGGCGGTGAGCGGTACCTTGGTGGCTGACCCGAGCGTCATGCTCTCTAACATTCAAGCCGAGTTTTCCACTCTAATTAGTGACGTAAGCTCAGGAGAGATTAAAGAGAGTGGTGGTATTCGCCTTCCCGAGTGGGTGCGTTTCTCGGTGGTCAGTGAGCCCGATAGTGATGTCATGGTGTGGCTCGCCGATGAAAGCTTCCAGCGCCAATACACCGGGTATCATATCGAGGTGGTTCCGCCCATTTGGCCGTTAGATGACTTCTTTAAAGATCCAATCCAAGTCAAAGCACTCCTAGATGAGTACGATTTGGTCGAGAAGATCAATGAGGTCCAAACTGCCCGGGGTGAGTATCCGTACACCCAGCTGATCGCACGTCAGTACGATTACACCGATCCGTTAGGGGTTGTCAGTCCGGTTCCGACGAACTGGATGTTGATGATCTATGGTCAAGCTGGCAATAACCCCGATTTGATCCGCAATACCCTGATCGAATACATTCTGGATAACTCCACCCACACGAGGGAGGAGTGGACTGAGATCCTGCCGGATTTGTTTTTGACCACGGAGTTTATCATTACTCCGTTCTGGACCCACTATGGCGTGCCCAACCGTGAACTCCAAGCCGGCATCTATAGTCCCACGGTAAAGCCGAAAGACGTTGTACCGATCCTTAAGCAAACCACCCAGGGGCCTAAATACACCGAGACCTGGATTGAGGAAGAGTACGAGTTATCCAACCTGATCTATAAGTCACTGGCCTTTGGTGTAGTAGGCAATCCTCAGAACCGTGATGGAATTACAAGCTTCTACGAGAAGTTCCCTGATTACCTGGTGGTGACCAACGACTCTTCTGATTATAATCGCATGAGCGTTTACACCCAGGAATTCTTTACCCTGTTGGGGGAGATGACTCGGGTGGCGGAGAATCTCCATGACATGGCCGATGTTCCGGTGGGTATGGCCCGCCTCACCCGTAACGGGGTTGAGTACATCACCGCCCTTTATGATGATGTCACTTACCTGATGGTGGGTAAGCCCTACCTGGAAGAGTTAATGGGAGTCTGACATGGCATTAAAGGACAGCCTGGTAAATTATGTTAATGCAGTGAGGGGAGCGTTTCGCTCCCCGTTTAACGCCATGGGTGAGTTGGTAACATACAGAAATGGGGAGCTGGTTGGGCGGCCTGTGGTGGTTCCGGTAGGTATCGTGGAAAGTGATGCCGAATTGACTTTTCAGAAAGAGCAGAAGGAGTCTTTTTCTGATGTCTTTGATTCCTGGATGCGTTTCGCACGTACGTCAAATACCACATACAACACAACCGGCGACCCCTATCATGACGAAGCTTATCCCGCTGAACTCGATACATGGTCGTATGATGCTGTCGAAGACCGTGTGGTATGCACAATAAAATCCGCAAGTATGGTGGGGTTTATTTCAAACGAACGTTATGACAAGTATACACTGGAAGCTCGCATTAAGTCGTCCAATAATGATGACGATTATATTGGTCTTGTTATCGCCCACGCAAAGGACAGTCAAGGACGCAGCCACACGTTGGATGTGATGCGGTCATTGATGGGTCAGGCACCGATGCAGATTATCAAAGACCGTTCGGTAAACCCCTACATAGTGGAAGATGTCTACGATGGTCTCATTTGGCCCGACGGATCAGTAGCAACGGGAGCGTTTCCTGGAAACCAAAATAGTGCAGCATACGGGTGGGGAAACTGGCCTAACGGGATTTTATTAAAGATCACCCGTGAGGGAGATGTCGTCACTGTTGAGACATCACAAATAAACGAAACAACTTACTACGCTCCAGCAACGACTACAATCGACCTTTCATCTGATCCTGAGTTAACGGTTTTTCGTGGACCCCAGCGTTATGGTTATACCTGCCAATCACAGCCTAGCAGTACGTGGGATGTATTGCAACGTGCCGGCGATCGTCTTCCTATTGTGGATATACGTACTTACGACTGGCACGCCTATGAGAATGGGGAGTGGGTGTTAAAAGGAACGGGGTTAACTACCCTCCTGGAAAATAACATCCTTGTGTCGGGGAGTCTTCATTACAATCCAGTTACACGAACGTTCTTTTACATCACCGACGATGAACAAACTATAAAACTACAGCGGGGTTAATGACGTGTCGATAACTAACTTACGCGATGCCGTAAATAGGTATTTGTCTTTGTTGGTAACTCACCTAACATCGGTGACTGGAAAGAAAGGACATGCGCTATATGTAAACAACCCTGACGGCGAGTATCGTTTTGATGTCGCTCCCATTGTTACGGAATATCCGATAGTGGTAACCGACAATGACGAAATTCAAACCCGCTCCGCAATCGAACAACTCCCCAACGGCGTGTACTATGACACCCGTACTGACCAACAGGTTGTTTGGGATGGAACCACATGGACCGGTAATTCGACATTGCGCGATTCGGTATTTGTTATGAAAAGACTCTATATTTCACCCTACACCTGGAAAGCATTCTATTACAGCACTAATGGACAACTAGAACAAATACGTGGAGGTATCTGATGCTTACCGAGGTAAATACCTTGTTAGGGGAGGTATCGGGACGCTGGAACGCAATAAAGCAACCGGGAGTGGTCATTATCGAAAAGACCGACATTCCTTCGTCCTTCATGACAGCGTTACCCTTCGCTTCGACGGTTGTGGTTGAGGATGACGCGGATATTACTGCAGCTCAGACTGCTGGGATGTTGCGCTTCATTGATCTACGTGATAACACCCTGTATGAAACAGACGGGAGCGGTGGTTATACTACCCGTGTTTACATGGGTGAGGACGCCTTCTTCCGGCCGATGACATTAACATACTCTTCTCTCCAGAATAAATTTTATTATGCGGATGAGTCATTCAATTTACATCCAGTTAATTCACAAACAACGTAAAGGCATGGTATGACTTCACCTATTCCACCGATTGGGACTCGGGGTGTCTACGCGTTAAAGGCGCCGTGGAGTACAACCCCTGGCGTTACCTATACCTGCTCGGCGATCCGTTATTTTGTGGATGTGGAGAACTTAGGGACAGATGTCTATGAAACCTATTACGCCGCATCCGGGTTAGATCGAACGGATTATGAGCGAGACCGGAAGAACCAAGAAGCGATCGTCACGCTCACCTCGGAGACAACGGCACCCATCTATGTCCCGAGCAGTTACATTGCGTCTTTCCCCGATCTCTCCCATCGCAACTATCACCATGTGGTGTTAAGTGCTTCTTTAGGCCCACTGCCTGATTATATAGACCTGACCTTTGTGCGTGATCAGGTTGCTACCGTCGTATCGGACGTGATCGGTCAGGAAGCCACCGTCCACCTCAGCGTAGCACCAATGCAGGGCACGGTGAGTCCAGAAGAGCATGAGACGCTTGAAGCGGCCCGTGAAGCGGCCATTGAAAACCGGACCACCGACTATGCAAGGCTACTCGAAGCCCAGCAGAAAATTACATCGCTGGAGCAACGGTTAGCCATTGCAGAGACCATCCTGAAAGACAATGGTCTGATCCCAAGCTAACCCACTACATCCCGGCCGGGTGTAATCTCCTAGGAGACTGATATGTCTACCAATATCCGTAATTGGCTTAACGCTTCCCTGGAAGAGAACAAGGAAGCACCTGTGAAGATTCAAGAAGGCGAAACCCCGAAAGAGGATTTCTCCACCGCCACCAACGAAGACAGCGGCGACGTCGATACCGACAAGCCGGCTACTGCCAAGATCGACGCCGCCTCCGACGGCGATGAGAAAGGTAAGGATATCGACCAAGGCCATCAGGAAGTCCACGTTCCTGACAATGACGGTAAGGTGTCCAACGAAGATGCCTCCGATGACGCTGCTGCCTCTGAGGAAGCGGTTTCGACCGAATCTTCCGAAGAAGAGAAAAAAGACGACATCGATGGTGAAGATGACGAAAAGCCCAAGCACGATGATAGCAAAGAAGTCGATCCTGACTCCCAGCATGAGGCCGATGTCGAGAAGCCCGTCGAAGCCGAACTGAAGACCCCGGAAACCGGTGACGACCAAGACACTCCGGAAGCAGACGATAACGTCAAGGCGGACCCCAAGGGAGCGCAGACCGATGAGGTCTCCTCCGAAGACCACCATGAAGCCGTCGAACAGGAAGACGCTCCGGCCCCCGTGGAAGCGCCCGAGGCCCCCGTGGAAGAGGAAGACGCGCAGGTAGAAGGCGATGAAACGCCGGAAACTCCCGCCGAAGATGACGTCGAAGCCGTCGATGATATGGAAGACGATCTCCAGGCCGTCGCCAAAATCGAAAGTGACATCGACCACTTTGAACGCGTGTCTGAGTCCCTGGAACGCTACTACGATATCCTGTCCCGTGGGATGGACGTAAACGACGGCGTGTCCGGCGAGACCGCTGATGCCATCCGTATCGGTCTGGAGAACCTGGACCCGATGTTCCAGGAAGAAGAAGTGATTCCGGCCATGGAAGCCTTTGGTCAAATCTCTTCGCGCCATACCGCTACCTACATCTCCATGGAGTCGCTCTCCGGGAAGATGAAGACCGTGGTGGAAGCGACCAAGCGCGCTATCGCCAAACTCTTCGAAATGCTTTACGACCTGTGGACCAAAGTCTCAGGTGGTGCCGCTCGTGCCAAGAAGCGGGTAGCGAAGCTGGGTGCACGTCTGGAAGACCTGAAAGGTGATGCCAGCGTCCAGACCGAGATTTCAGGTTCGGCTAAACTGAACATCGGCACTCAGTTCATGGGTAATGACCCGCGTGGTGTGGCGGCCATTGAAGATGTAGCAGAATACGTCTACAATGACTACCCGCGCATTGCGACCGGAATTGCTGCTGACACGGCGAAAATCTTCACCGACATGGAACGTTCATTCCGAGGTTTAATGGGCGGGTCTAAGGAAGCCATGAATGATATTAATGTCGGGCTTATTAAGGCAATGGATGATTTTCCGCAAGTCATCAAACGTCATCTTCAGAAACTCCCCAATCAAACCCAAGCGCAATCGAATGAACTTCCTCCGAAATATGCTCGCGTCCAGGGTGTAATGCGCAGTCATCGGTTACCCGGCGATTACGCTATGGTGCAGTATATCGTACAAAAGATCCCAGCCAAGGTGACTGACGAAAGAGGTCAGGCCGCCACCACGATGTTGGAGTTCAATAAGGTTTTCAATGTCGGTTTTGAAAAGCTGCAAGGGTCGTCCAAAGCTGGCAAGGAAACGTACCGTGTGCCCAGTATTCGTGAGATGACCGAAATCGGCAAGCGCATTGAAGCGGTCCTTAAACTGACCGACAAAGGGGTGGAGAACAAAGAGGCATACAAGAACGCCAAGAAACACATGGATGAAGCTGCGGACACTGTAGCAAAAACCTTCTATCAGTTGCCGCGATTCGCTAACCCTCTGGTTAGTGGAATCAATAACATGTCTCGGATCCTGACTCAGCCCGCCGGACATTTCAACGGTTATGTGATCAGTACCATCAACGCCTATCTGGCGGTGCTGGAACACAACATCGATGAATTGGCTAAGCAAGTGGGCACCGAGTCAGGTAAGACCGTGAATGGTAAGGCGGAGGAAGCTAAGTCTTCTGATTCCACCTCCATGGTTCCGGCGTAACGCAGTAACGTCATAATCGGGCTCCCTTCGGGGAGCCCTGTTATGCGTCAATCAATAGAAAACCACCCACTGCCAGTACTGGTGTGCCCACAACTGGCTTTATGGCCTTCAAATACCACAGGGATACCATTCCAGGTAAACCACGACGATCCCTCTACCATCACCGCCGACGAGTGGGGTGAGTCGCCATGGGACGCCACCCGGTCGCCTTTGACCACCACTAACGACCCCTCGATCTCGAAAGTGGATTGACCTCCCCCCAGATGGACACCGCCCGCGGTGTCCTTTCCAACCAAAGCAACACCTCTGCCCATTACGCACCTCCCGAGAAACTGGGTGTTTTCAGTGTCGTACCGCCTGGCGTCAATGTGAATGTAGATCCCCCGGACTTCAGTGTCGCGGAGGACCCCCCTTCCATGGACGCTGTACTACCCGCTTTGATACTGCTGTTATTTCCGGCATTCATCCGGTAGTTGTTCCCCACCTCAATGGACATGTTGTTACCCGCTTCCCAATACACGTCATTACCGGCACGAAACTCAATGTTGTTGTCCGCTTTTCCGTAGATGTTCGTGCGGTCGAGTTGAAGATGGGTCTGGTCAGCATTGATCAACTCCCAGAAGACACGTCCGGAGTCGAGAAAGAGGGAATTACCAATAGTGTCTTCTAATACCACCTGTCCTTCCCCTGCATTGATCTGAGCTGTATAACCAAAAGGTTCCCCATTTGATTGAGAGGTACTCACAGTGATGGTCTTTTTGTGTGTAGAGACTTCCATAAAGTAACACGTCGCGGAATCAATGCCTTTGCTTCCTTCATCGGGAGATCCGTTAAATGCAAAGATGGCAGTCTCGAGTCGCCGTAGGTCATCTCGAAGACCCATACAGCGCCAAAAGAACTGATCACTATCGGCGACGCGATAGATCTCCACCAGTTCTCCACGGCGGATGTCGGGTGGAGTGACGCGGTTACTAGAAAGAGGTAGCCATTCCGCCGTCAGTGTCATGTCCTGGGTAGTTTTGACTTCGTAGCGGTTGCCGTCGGCATCTACCCCACTGACCGTGTTGTCCTGAGGGGCAAAGTTAATTTCGCCATCCAGTGCTGAGAGAACCTCGACAGGGGTGATGTTGAGGTGACGGCTAGTAAGCGGTTTGTTTTCCGCCGCAATCCCGATGCTGTAACGGTCAAGTTGAGAGACTTGCATGTGTAATCCTCCGTGTCAAAGTTCACTGTGTAGGTTCTTCCTATAGTGATAGATACCTTTGATAAAAGGATGTCGACGACCATGGTCATCGAAGAATTTGTGTTGGAGAAATATAAACGGTTATTGCTCTCCAACATCCAACGGATAGCGATCTATCCGAAGAGCCATATGCAGCTGATTATCGGCTCAAATGGTGCAGGTAAAGCCCAGCCTTTGGATAGTTGGGTTAAAGTCCCCGGTGGGTGGAAACCCATGGGGGAAATGAAAATCGGAACCGAGGTGATTGCCAAAGACGGTACGACAACGAAAGTGAACGGTGTATTTCCCCAAGGCAAGAAGCAAATCTACAAGATCACGTTTGCTGACGGACGCACTGCTCGAGCAACTGGAGATCATCTGTGGTCGGTTTACCATGGAGGGAGTGTCTACCCCATTGTTCCCAGAGTGATCACCACGGAAGACATCATCCACAAACTTAGCACTGCTAGAGGCCACCTCCTGTGGGTGGACCTCATCGATGCAGAGGGCGGGGAAGATAAGGAGCTTCCGGTTGATCCGTACGTCATGGGGGTTATCCTAGGAGATGGCTGTATTGACGGATCGATTGTGATAACCAACCCGGAAGAGTTCATCTTCGAGAAAGTCTCAAAACGACTCAGGAAGGGACTTGAATTGAAGGTGCGGAATGTAGTACCAGATAAGTGTTTAACGTACAGTATTGTTACCAACGAAGACACTGAACTTAGAGGTCACAACAACATCCGTGTGAATCACCACATGGTCGCCCTGCGGGAATATGGGTTAGGGTATAAACGGTCTTGGGATAAATCGATTCCTAAAGATTATCTACTGGCATCACGGCGCCAGCGTTTAGAACTCCTCCAGGGCCTCATGGATACCGACGGCTATATCGGTAAAGGGTCAACGTCGAGCTACTGTACGGTTAGTCACACCTTGGCAGAGCACGTCGCGTATCTGGTTCGCTCCCTAGGGGGACTTGCAAAGATCAGTCAGAAACGGACAAAGTTTACCAATAGTAAAGGCGAACGTGTTCCGGGACGACTGGCGTACAACGTCAATATTCGCTATAAGAAACCATCGGAGTTGTTCACCCTTCCTAAGAAAAAAGAGCGAGCCAATGATAACGGTCAGTATAACCAGATCCTAAAACTTAGAATTAAGTCCATTGAGCCAGACGGTATCGAGGAAGCACAATGTATTTCCATCGATCATCCTGATAGTCTTTATGTGACAGATAACTTTGTCGTAACGCATAACAGCAGCATCTTAGAGGAACTTACTCCGTTACCCACCAACCATCGTCAGTTTGCTAAAGGTGGGAGTAAGTCTATTGTCTTGACCCATCGTGGGCGGCGGTACAAACTGTACTCGGAGTACAACAGCGGTACCGGGCACCATACGTTTGAAATAGATGGTGAGGTACTCAATAACAAAGGCACCATGGCGGTACAAAAAGAATTAGTAGAAGAACACTTCGGATTGACCCGTGAAATCCATGAGCTCTTGATCGGTATTACCAAATTCACCGATATGACCACCGCCAAACGTCGTGAGTGGTTAACCAAACTATCCCCGGTGGATCTAAAGTACGCTTTTGACGTATACAACAAGTCGCGTTCTCTCCATCGTGACCAGCAGGGGGTGATCAAACACATTAATAAACGGATGGCGCGAGAGAACCAAGACCTCCCTGATGACAGCGAGGTCGCCCAGCTGCGTAAACGGGTCGGCGTCCTTACTGATAAGCTGGATTCCCTGTTCACCCTGCGTCAGCCAAACGTCACTGCGCCGTTTTCATCGAGTCATGACTTCCAACAGCGGCTACAACGTCTCACAAGGCAGGCACAGCGTCTTCTTTCCCAACAGATCACCTTACCCCCGGAGTGGGGGGTAGGAACGCTCACAGGGCTTTCTGAGGCGATTGAGACGGTGTCGACACAGTACCAGCGCCAGCAGGCCGTACTCGAGAAGCTCCAGGAGGATCACCAGCAGTTAATTCAACAAGCCCCTTCTCGTGATGTGGTGTTATCAGAAGAAGAGATTGCCACCCTCCGTGGTACTGTTCAGTCCTTTGAGCAAAAACAGGAACAACTGGGTAAACGAATTGCGGGCTATCACGGAATGTTTCCTTTGGTGGAACTCCCTGCAGATCGCAACCCTCACGAGTTGTTGCAATCGGTGTTTAATGATTGGCAAACGTTACTGCAGACCTTTCCGGAGAACGCTGAAGGGTATTACAGTTCAGCGAAGGGTATTGAAGTAAAAGACCGGGTAGAGGCGTTCCAAGCACAACGTCAGAAACTGGACGCTGAACTCACCTCCCTCCTTTCTCGACTATCGCGCATGAAAGGTTGTGAGACCATTCAATGTCCTAACTGCCAGCATCACTTCCAGCCGGGGGTGGACCCGAAAGAAATCACCCAGTTGGAGATGCGGAAAACGGAAACCCAAAACCGTATTGACGTCGTTGACAAACAGCTCAAGGAGGATCGGGAGTATTTAGAAGCTTATGACGACTATCTGGGGTATGTTCGCCAGTTCCGTCGGCTGGTTAATGATAGTCCAATGTTCCAGCCCGTCTGGGATGTGTGCATTGAATCCCAAGTAATGACACGCCAACCGCGCCGTCACGCGAATGCGGCGATTGCCTGGTTTGATGCCATGCAGCTCACGCTGGAGCGTCAGGACCTTTGTCAGGAACGCGATGTCCTTAAGCATCGTCTGCGGTATGTTGAGGCCATTGACCGCCACGCGATGACCCAACAGGACGCCCGTCGTAAAGAACTGGAGGATCAGATAGACTCGCTCACCAATGAGGTACGGGGCCTCCATCGACGCCATCAGGAAATGCGTTCTTTTCAAGAACAGGTGATGACTCTGCGTGAAGATCTCTCCCGAGTGGCGACGGACATTGAGGGCTTCTTGGGCGACACCGAAACGCAACGGGACGCTTTGTTCCAGAAAGCCATCGGAGAAGAAACCCAACAAACCCAGATGCAGCTGGCGCAGACACAGGAGCAACTGTCGCGCATTGAGTTACGTGAAGGGGTATTGAAGGATCTGGAACTCCAACACGAACAGAGCAAACAAGCGCAGACCGACTATCACATCTTGGTCAAGTCCTTATCCCCTACCGATGGGCTGATTGGTCGGTATTTGATGGGCTTCATGCAGGGTGTGGTGAAGATGATCAATGCTGTCATCGCCGAAATCTGGACCTACCCGATGGAGGTATTGCCCTCCCAGGTGGAAAAGGATGAACTGAACTATAAGTTCCCTCTGGATGTCAATAATGGCGCTGTCATGCCGGAAGACATCAGTCGGGGGTCGGCGTCCCAGCGAGATATCATCAACTTTGCCTTCAAGCTTCTGGTCATGAAGTTCTTAAAACTCGAAGAGATGCCGCTGTATCTCGATGAGTTTGGTAGCACCTTTGATGAACAGCATCGATTGAACTTAATCCCTTTCATCAACCAGATGTTGGAGATGAATCAGATTCGACAGCTGTTTTTCATCAGCCATTTCAGCGCCACCCATGGGGCATTCAATCAGGCAGATGTCTGCGTGATCGACCCCAGCAACATTACCGTCCCACAACGGTACAACGAACATGTCGAAATTAGCTAAGGAGTCACCGTAATGTCTCAAGAAACATTCACCATGGAAGACGCCCACGAGATCATCGCGGGGGGTGTTGCGTACAACACGACCGCGATCAATGCACCGATGGGCCTTCCGGTGGAGGCCATGTTCAAAGAAGAGGTCTTCAATGAGTTGGATGACACCTTAGCCGACACGATCAAACAGGGCTACTATAACGCCGTCGCCACTGCAGGGAGTGCGGGCATTGACCTGCGTTACGTCGGGGCGAAGCCTTTGGAGATCAAACCCGGTGAACAGGCACTGGTGTCCACGGGTCTGGCGATTTACCTCAAAGACCCCCGTTTTGTAGGGATGATGTTCCCCCGCAGTGGACTGGGCAACAAGGGACTGGTCCTGGGTAACCTGACCGGCATTATCGACTCCGATTACCAGAATGAGATCAAGGTCTCGCTGTGGAACCGTCACCAACCCCCTGCCTTGTTTGAAGAGTATGTGGCGAAATGCATTACCATTGAACCAGGTGAGCGGATCGCACAATACTTGGTGGTGGAACGGTTTGCTCTAAACTTCCAATTTGTGGAGGCGTTCTCCGAAGAAACCGAGCGCGGGCTCGGTGGCTTTGGCAGTACCGGGAGGGTGTGATTGTGGCTCTTAGTCGAAACGAGAAAATCAACCAGGAATGGGAGCATCGACGTCGCGTCCGCCGTGTCGAAAAGTGGGCCCTGATGGCGTTTACGGTTCCCGCCATCGTTACCGTTCTTGTAGGTGCCTTTTACATTGCTCAATGGTGGTTGGGGTGAGACGGACATATGGGAGGGCTCACGCCCTCCCATTTATGTCGTTACCTCTGACTCCCCATCAGACGATAAAACGCCTGTGTGTGCTCGTACGGGCGGTATGGATAGCGTCCTGCGTCGATTCCCTCACTTTTTGTCCAGGGACGCCGGAAGAAATCATAATTATGACGTTTATTCTCCGTCGTACACATCACCGTGATACCATCTTCTTCAATCGGATGGTATTCAAGCATACGACCATACGCACCCATTAATGGATAGCGAGTGGTCTCGTAGTCGTAATACCGTCCAGGGAGCCCTGAGTGTTCCACCGGAATCAATTCTTGAAAGAACGAATCCGTTCCCACCGCCACAAAGAAACTCTGCGGCATTGTCAGGAATTTACGTACGGTTTCGTCTTCTAGGATTTCACCGACCTCAAAGAGGGTGTCATTGAAATCATATTGGGTGAATCCTAATGTATCTGCCAAATCGAGATCTTTCCAGCTATCATAGAACCGCTCTACCATCATGAGGTTGGCTAGCTCGATTCGATACGTTCGTTCACCCACTCTGGTATATGTTTTCCCTAGTACCTGGAGATAACCGCCCAGTACAACCAAGAACATTTTTCCGTTCATGTCGGTTGTCTCCGGGAGTGTTACGTATACTCCAGTATGTAAAGACGCACCGTCGCGTTGTGCCGTCACCATTTCATCGGTAATCGGAATATAACTCAGGTTTCCGACATTAGCAAAAGAATAAAGGCCGATCTGGTTATCGTTAGACTGCCGGAGAGTCCGGTTTCCCATATGAACATGGACGCCGTCCGGGCCATACTCTGCAGGGTGGAATAGTCCATTAACGGTGAACATGGCATTACGTGCCAATGTTTCCGGATTGACATCATCACGCCAAATCAGAAGGTCTTCTTTATCCCATTTACTCCCCGTTTGTGATAATGTACCGATCCGGGTAATGGGTTCAATTTTATAACCAGCATGCCAGACGTTAGTGTATTTGACGTAGTTGACCTCAAACGACGGTGCATCGTAACGGAATGGTAAGGTCTCATTGCCAAGAGAGGTCAACCATTCCTGTGTGGTGACGTCCGCCTCCACCCCATTGAGGTAGTTGATGATATCTTCCAGTAACAAACCTAATGGCTCGATCTGTGAGGGATAGGTAAGAAATAACCATACATGATGGTAATTAGCCGCCACTTCCTGAATTGGGACGTCAGCAATGTCTTCTTCAACCCACAGTCTGTTGCGGGCACCGCGTTTAACATAAGCCGTTTCGAGTATGTACATGTATAACCCTCGTTTTGTAAGTCTCGACAATGTTATGATGATTCACATGATGTAGCCGGAATTCCCGGTTGTTCACCTTTAGGAGATCTCTCTCATGGCCACTGTCTCCACCACTGGACTTTATCCATTTGACCCTTACGGCAATAACCCGGGGTGTCGCATTGTCGATGAACTCCAAGTACTACAAACGCCGGGTCGTGATGATTATTATTTTATCATCCCCAAGGCTGCCCCATTTTTTACTAAATCCCTGGTTGTAAAAGATGACGCCACCGGCACTAAATATGTCGAAGGCATAGATTATGTTGTTGGGCATCATTTCGTTGAAGCAATGACGGAAACCGGAAAGGCACTTGCGGGGTCTATTCGGTTTTTGAAACGCTCCATTACAGGTGTTGTGTCACTGACTTACCAAACGGTTGGGGGTCAGTGGGGATTCGATGATCAAGCGATCCTCGAGGAACTGTCGAATAAATCCGTCAATCCGTTGGTCCGGACGTGGGCCGAGATCGATGTCTTACCGGCGGCTTTTCCGCCGGTCGAACACGATCAAGAAGCTTCTACGTTGATTGGTTTCCAGGAAGTCGTAGATGAGGTAGGTCGCGTTGCTGATGCGATTTCACTGACAGACGAAGGTACAAACCTCGACCATATCTCCAGTCGAAGTAACCCCCACCAAGTCACCAAAACGCAAGTCGGGTTGGGTAACGTCCCCAACTATGGGATGGCCAGTGATGTCGACGCCATCGCCGGTGTACGTGATGACCTATTCATGTCACCACGAGCAGTCGAACTTCAAATCACCAATGGCGTAGGGGCAGGATACGCAGATCATCTTAGTGATGTCGACAACCCACATTACGTGACCAAGTTCCAAGTGGGCCTGGGTAATGTAGAGAACTACACCATCGCTGATGAAACCACGGCGCGAGCCATGGTGGCAGGGGATCAATATATCACCCCGTTAGGTGTCGGCTATGCGATCGATCAATTCTATCAAGACAGCATCGCGCCTTTCTTTTCAGGTACGGAAGAAAACCCAACAGGGGTGACAAAAGAACAAGTCGGGTTGGGTAACGTCCCCAACTATGGGATGGCCACCTTGGCAGACGCCGAGGCAGGGGTGATTGACACCGCTTTTATGTCACCCTACACCACCGCAGCGTCTATCGACGTACGGGCAGTACAGCCTCTCACGGCACACATCAATGACTACAATAACCCACATAATCTGACTGCGGATGATTTGGGAGCGCTTACAGAAACCGAGATCAATACTTTATTGACCGGATACCTCCCGCTTGGTGGTACGGCTCAGAATAGTTCTTTGGCGTTTGGACTAGACCAGCCCCAGCTGACAGATGCCATTCTCGCCGGTCAGGCAGCCGACACTAAGCTGTTCGAGGGCCGCACTCCCCTTGAATACAAGCGGGAAGTGTTGGAGACGGCCCTCCGGGTTTTCTCGTTCCCGATCAATGGTGGAAATGCCGGTAAATATTTACGACTTATTCGGCGACCCACTATGACCGCTGGGGATGGTACGCCCCTACCGTCGGGTATGGTGGCGTTCATGATAAGTGGTCATGTCACTAATGGTGAAATAGCACTTATTCATTTGACCCTCAGTGAACCAGGAGACGCAGTCACCGCCAAGGTGTTAAATGGCGTCACCTCTGACTTAGAACTGGTAACGACACTGGGCGCCGATGGCACCCAGAGTGTGTGGGTGAAGTCTTCAGGACAACTGGAACATCTAAACATCATTCCCGTAGATTACGTGGACACCGATGAAACATGGATTGACGAGCCCTCTCTCCCTGTCCTGCAGGATGTGTTGTCCGACCCAACCACACCGGTTACGCTTCCTCTCTTATATGAGCAGAAGTTTGCCGATATTGATACCATGATGGCCGACATGGCTGCGGAGTTTGACAACGCCACGGCTCAACTGACTTGACCATAATCAGGTGTGAGGGAGTGTTAATCCCTCACACTAAGGGAGGATAAATGACACCTATACTGAAAAAATACCCACTGGACCTCACGGGGACCAGTCCCGATAACCTGATTATCTCAGAGCCTCACTCTTTGGTGGATAATGCTCGAGACGGGATGCGGGTATTCGTGCTCGATCAGGGTAGCTTTTATACCGAAGGTCTGGTTGTTAGAGATGCCAGTGGGACGAAGTTAACCCCCCATACCGACTACATCTCAACGTACCTCTACGAGGAAGCGACCACGCGGTCAGGACTTGAAGTTTGTGGTGCGGTTGTTGTCACGAACCCCAATGTTAGCACTGAAGTCTATGTTGATTATCAGTGTGTGGGTGGGGACTATGCGCAATCAATCAATGCCCTGGAGCAGGTGATCCAAACCCTGGCGGATGATACACGGCCAGTTGAGTGGGCAAACATCATCGGTAAACCGAGTGTATATCCACCTGGGGGACACCTCCATGCGTTGTGGGAACTTTATGGTTTTGAGTACCTCGTGGTCCAACTGGAACGAATTACTCAAGCGGTGATGGTCGGTGATCAGTCAGCTTTTGACGAAATGCGCCGGTATTTTCAGCAGCTCTACGAAGATAACCTTGCGCTCATCCAAGACCTAGATTCCCGTTTTAAAGACCATAAAGCCGACTACACCAACCCCCATCGTGTTACCAAAGCCCAGGTGGGGCTGGGACTTGTCGATAATTACCCTACCGCGACGTTGACTGAGATTCGGGGTGGTTCAGCTACTAACCGTTTCGTGAGTGTTGCTGGACTGGTGGAGGGGATTGACTACCATCTGGGTCGAGAGTTTTATGCCCACAAAGCCAATAAGAGTAATCCCCATAACGTGACCAAGTCACAGGTCGGTCTTGGGAAGGTTGCGAACTACGCGCCGGCGTCGACCTACACGGCCGAACAGGCGGGTGTTCCGGGTGGCAACTACAACGACACAACCTACATGACTCCGGCGAACGTCCATAGTGCCATCTGGCGGGCCTCTGAAAGTAACTGGTTCGATTATCGGTACCCTCGTCTGAACGTGGCATCTGAGGGCGCAATTAAAACCTCTGGCCAGAATGTTTATATCTACGCTGGCGGGGCATGGCGCCATGTATTCCCGGCCCAGTGGGTGTAAATGTGAGTCTAATCGAAATGGCAGGTCGGAAACGACCTGCCATTATAGGGAGATTTCACAAAACAGAGCAATGATGTAGGTAAATTCACGACCTATGAGTGTTTACAAATGAGCAACCAACCACCCCGGAACACACCTATAATCAGCCAAACTGGACTGGATATGGTGAAACATACCGTCTCTTGCCAACTGCGCTTATTGATGGAAGACCCCCATATTGCACTGATTGATGGATTCGCCACCAAGGAAGAATGTGAGTACCTTATCGAACGGTATCGCGACCAGGCAGTCCCGTCGGTAACAATTGGGGACGATGGGGTAGAACGACCTTCGCCACGACGAACCTCCAGAGGCTGTTTTCTTTCCGTCGAGGACGATCCTCTATTGCAGGAACTCTCGCAACGGATCGAGCGTTTAACGCTGTGGCCCACGGTTAAGACCGAAAATCCGAATTTCTTACATTACCGACCCGGCGAAGAGTTTAAACCACACTGTGACTTCTTTGCAGAGAACACGCTAGTCGAGCGCCACGGGACCACGGGTGGCCAACGGATCGCCACAGTCGTTCTGTACCTTAACGATACCGATGGAGAAGGAGCAACCGTCTTTGATCGTCTGGGACTCAGTATAACCCCACGCCTCGGTACGTTACTCTTCTTTTCTTATCCGATGACCACGCCCGACAGCTTGACCCTCCATTCTTCATTAGCCACACACACCACTGATAAATTTGTGTTGGTCAGCTGGTTTCGGGAAGGCTACACCATCAGCTGAGAGACTTTCATGTCAAAAGCGATATATGTAAAGACGTCAGATACCTGCAATCTACATTGTGACCACTGTTTTACGAGCGGTCGTAATGGCAGTAAGGTGCGATGGGATGTCGATGCGGCGAGTCGATGGATTGATGACTTTATGGATCACTACGGTCCCGATGAACACTACCGGTTGATCTTACATGGTGGAGAACCGTTCTTGGCACCGATGGAAGATTTGGAACGTTTTGTCGATACCTACAGTGGACGACCCAATATTGGGATTAGTATCACCACCAACCTCGTAATAAAGCTCGACGAACGAAAGTTAAACTTTCTCAAACGTCTAGGGTCAGTCGGTACCAGCTGGGACGTCGATACCCGATTCGAAACTGCAACTCAGAAGCGGTTATGGGAATACAACCTCGCGCTGCTTAAACGTTCCGGTTTGGAATGCTGTTTATTCGTGAGTGTGAACAAAGCCTTGGTCGATATGGATATTGATGCGTTTCTTGATGAAATGCACCGTCTCGGTCCAGAACGCATTCGATTGGAACGGTTAACCTTAGACGGCAATGCCGAACGTAATCCGGAAATATTTCCGGATAATGAGGTCCAAGACCAGTGGTTCGTTGAAGTGTACAGACGTTATCAAGAACGTAAAACGGAATGGTCGTTCAGTATCGTCACCCTAGACCTAATCCGTAAAAAGCTTCAAACGCAGACCGTAAAAACGGATACCAACTGCCGTAACTGTGAACAGAACCTAGTGACCATGAACGCTGATGGTTCCCTAGCAGGTTGTCCTAATACTGCAGGATCAAATAACTTCGCTCATCTCAACGATGGCGTCGATCAGTTCCTTACCAGCGATGGACGTTTGGAAGAAATCGCCGACGAGTTGGATTTTCATCCCCAATGTTTGCAATGCGATGTGTTTCACCTGTGTGGAGGCGACTGCCATCAGCTTCCTTGGCAGGGCGATCGGTGTGGCGGTCTCAAACATCTCCTGCGGTATGTTCGTGACGAACAATACGACCACACGCGTCATATTCCTATTTTAAACCTATCCTGATGGAGTAAATCATGGCAGACATTCGTCCCCAAGATATCGTCAATATGCACAATACCTACATTAGGAACTACCTTAATGGCGGTATAAATTGGGGGACCAACAATTGGCCTCCCAACTACAATGGACTGGCTAACTCAACTTACAGTAGTCTGTTCGGTGGGTCAACCAGTGGTGTTTACTCCAGTCCCAGTGCAGCAAGCTTTGGTGGGGACATCCGCTCAGCCCAGGTACGTAATGAGATACTTGCACACGCCGCCGCTTACACGGTCATCCGCCGCGTTAGTATTTACATGCGCTATCAATACAATAACCCTAGAAGTAGTGACGGTGGTTCACGGGTGGGACCCACCTACTACATCGTGTTTGCCAATACCTCAGGTATCGGACATCTAAACAGTGGGTATAAGCGGTCTGTTCCCGACCCCTCTGCGGAAGATCCAAATGCAGGTAAAGGCGATATCAGTTGGCCAGCGACGATCCGTTGGGTGAAGGCGGTATGTGGCGAGGTCAGTAAGATCCGTAACCAAACAGTCAGTATCAGTAAGACCTTTTGTCACACCAGCTGCCACAGTTCCTGTCATGATTCTTGTCATGGGGATAGCCCAGGGACCGGCGACGGCACCGATTCTGATGAGCGACTGAAGATGAACTTCGAAGACATCCCTCAAGCATTAGCAAAGCTGGAGGAACTCCGGACAGTCACTCACGAATGGAATACCACTGCGCGCCAGATAGATCCTTCGGGAGAGCGGTTTAAACCCCGTCGCGAGCATGCGTTTATCGCCCAGGATCTGGCCCACATCATGCCGGATGTGGTCGAAGAACACCGGGACGGCTATTTAACGGTCAACTATGCCAAGGTAACGGTACTTTTAGCTGCCGCCCTGAAGGAACTGCATCGCCACCACCGATCGCTCAGTGACCGCGTTGATGGCATCGAGCAACGTCTGAATCCCTAATCGTTAGGAGTACCGCATTCATGTCAGAACCGATCACCACGACCGCCCCGATCCCCAGCGCTACCCTTAAGTCCATTATCATGAACGGCTTTAAGGACGAGGTGGTCATTAATGTGGACGAATCGTCGTTATCCCCCCAAGCCCTCCTGACGTACCTGACCAATCTCGGCGTTACCATAGAGTTTCATTTCGATACCGTGGAGGGGGCTTACGCATTGATTCGCGCGTATATGCAATCTCCCATGCTGCACGACTTCCGTCAGTTGGAAATCTCTGTTTTGGAACTGCTCATGCAGATCAAGGGACTCCAGCCAGCGTCAGGTCTTGATTACCACGACATCATTGTCGATTCCGATATGCGTGAGACTATCACTCAATGGTTGAGTCTGGTCGAGTCATTGGGACTCTACGCGAGTGCCCGTGAGGCCGGTGTCGATGCAACGATGTTTCCTCAGAACCCCACCACCGATTTGCGGGGTATCAACTTTGTTAAGTTGTTGGCCTATGACGACCTCGCCTTGGTGATGTTGGAACCCGACCCTACCCGGTTGAGCTACTATCCGCACTTCTTCGATAAACCGGTGTTCAAAGGCTCCACGTTAGAAAACTACTGGGTTAATTCGGATAATCCCGTTTGTGTCATAAGTCATGTTTATAACGAGGACCCGGAGTCCATGGTGGAATCTGGTGAGCTCATCCATGCAGACATTGCCGCATTACAAAAGGAACTCGATAATGTTTCAGCTGTTTAACCGCATTTATCTTGATCATATCGACAATCTTAACGGCGAGCACGACCGGATTGTGGTAGGGAAGGAGGCAGCCGACGAATATCTGGGGTCGTCAACCGATATCCTGGCGAAAGAGCTGGGAATCACTGATCTTCCCAAGACGTGGCGCCATACTCAGGACGGCGAAGCGTTTATTGCCGAAGAGTTTCCCAAGTTACTCCCGCAGTTAGCACAGACTGATCAGAAGGTGGTTATTTACTGTGACGACGATGTGCTGGTCGGACTCTTTGTGTTTTGGATGAAACACGTGTTTCCTGAGGTAACTTATGCCCAACTTCAAGAACTGTACTTCATCTTCAATATAAACCGGAGCTTTTCCGAACCCGAATTTGACTGGCAACGTGCGAGCTACCTCGAAAACCGCCTTAAACGTCACTATCATGTAGATGTCCCGGTTCGCTCCGACGTCGTGGAATTCGTGGCCGCCCACAAGGATAATCTCCCGTTGGAATACCAGCTGATCGGGTTCCTTTCGGGCGATACCGACATGGCTGATGTGGCTGGGGAAGTGCGCGAACGTTTACGTCGTGTGTTAACCAACATCGTGACCTCCCTGGATAATCGGCTGCGGTTTCTGTATTACTCAGCACATCTTGAAACCATCTTGGGTGGTGCTCCCACCAAACCCGGGCCGGGTAAAGACCCCCTGCGTGAGATTGACGGTCTCCACCTGAGTGGTGTCGGTCCTGAGCTGTACGATCAGTTGAGCGATCCCGATTTTCTGGCGGAATTCAAGGCTCAGTACATTCATGATCAGCGACGTCTACAGAAGACATTCGCCCCCATCATAGATCCTGAGGCCAACCTCCAGGAACTGCTATTACCCGTCACCTTACTGGAGATCCAGGACGATACTGAGCTTTTGAGCGGGTACCTGAATGGGTTTCGTCAGGTCGATCGGTTCACGTTGTTGGTACCAGGCCGAGAAATGCGGACATTCACCATGAACCTTTTATTTTGGGTGCAACAGTGCAAACGCAATGCACAACCAGTCATTCGCCCAGCTTGGGTGGTTAATAGAACGTGAGGTCACATGGATCTGGTAATAAAACCCACAGAGCGGTGTAATTTTAAATGCACGTTTTGTTCGAGTACCTCGATAAGTGACGACGCCGGGGATGAACTACCGCTTGAAGAGGTCAAACGGTTTCTGCTGCGTTATCCGGAAACTAGGACCATCATTGTCAACGGTGGTGATCCACTGATGATGCCACCAGCGTATTATACCGAGCTATTGGCGTTCCTCGACGATAACGATTTACCGGCAACGGTATCAATCACCAGCAACTTGTGGCCCTTCTATAAAAATCCCGAACGCTGGCGTGCGGTGTTTCAACATCCACGATTCTTTGTGATGACCAGTTTCCAATTCGGCGGAAAACGACTGAAGGGGGATTTAACACCTTTTACCGCTGGTGAGTTCTGGAAGGTTTCCGACTTGTTACTTGAAGTGTGTGGATATCGTCCAGGCTTTATCGCGGTCATCGATGAACATAACGCTGATACGGTGGTCCAGACGGTGGAACTAGCCAAGGAGATGGGCGTTGACAGTAAAGTCAACTACGCCATGGCATCGGGACCTGTCGTTCAATACAAATCCATCACCATGGGCAACGAGGGCCACCTTTATTTACTCGCCGACATGTACGCCCATTACGTAGAGTTGTGGGAACGAGGACTGGCACAATGGGAACATAACACACGGCAGATGATGCGAAAACTGCGGGATGAGTTGACCGTGTGTCCTCTGTCACGGACGTGTGATCAGGGAATCCGTACCCTGCAGCCGTCAGGGCGATACTACAGTTGTCCGGCACTGGCAGACGACGACAGTCACCGTATCGACTTCGATGCTGAAATGAAGGGCGAGCAGTTTTTTCCCTTACAGTCTGACCCCGAACTGACCGCAATGAAAGAGAGCTGTTTTGGGTGTCCTTTGTTCGGTATCTGCAATGGGTGTCGGAAAACCATTCGGGACCACAAACGGTTAGGGTTGGTGGAACAACACTGTCGGAAGATGAAAACGCTGGCCCCCAAAATCATCGAAGCGAATGGACTCACCGGACAACTCATCCCCACCCCCTACGTTAATGAAGATAACGTCATCGCACGGGATAGTTGAGATGGTACGGCGTATTGTCAGTGGCTTCCCCGGCGTGGGGAAGTCCTTTTTTCAAAAACAGGCGGTTCCGGGAACCAGCGTCTGGGACCTAGACATAAGCGGTTACCTGCACGCCGAGGACTTTCCCTTCAACTACGGTAAGGCGATAGAGTCTCATTTACAACAACAACACTCCGTTATGGTGTCATCGAGTCGTCACCTCCGCCACGTGTTAGAGGTCTACCAGTGGTCCTATTACCTGGTCTATCCCTCGGTCGATTGCTTCGAAGAATACATCGACCGTTTTATTGACCGGGGGTCTGATATTCGATTTCTTCGCTATATGGGCGAGAACTGGGACTCCCTTCTTCGCGACTGTAAGATCCCAACTGCAGGTGCGCACCAAATCGAACTTCGTCCAGGTCAGTACCTAAGCGACGTGTTGTTAGCAACACCCCGTGGAATTGTATGCCAGTAAATGTAGATTACTAACGTCTTTTATCTTCTGTAAAACATACCCATCATAAGGAGTTTGATCACTCATGGCCTCGATGGATCAAGAAATCATTGGCATCACCCGAACGATTTATGGCACCTATCTCCAAACCCTCAAGACGTTAGGTTTGCCGTTTGAACTCATTCCCAATACCACACTTAACGAACGCTTTGATGTTCAGTCAGGTATCGAACCCCCCGTGACTCAGATGCCCTCCATGCGGTATCTGGCCATCGGTAATCTAGGACACAAAACCATTAAGGCCGATGACGGCAGTGACGAGACCGTTCCAGTCCCTCACCGAGCATCGGATGCTGGCCTTTATGGACAGATCCCTTTTGTGCTGCGTGAAGTGACCAATGATCTTCCTGCCCATATTAGGGATCGATACGCGTTGCGGGTTCAAGAAACCCACGACGGTGTGAACTACTACGCATATTACCTACGTCGTATTCCCATGCAGGATGTCGTAGCCCAGCTTCAGCGGGTAGAAGTCGTCGACGGGATTGCCACCACCACCCCATTCACGCCCACTACCGATAACCTGAACCCGGATCGCCCTAATATTTCCAATACCGGTGTGGTGTTGGGCTCTTCCAGTTCCGAATCAGCCAGTGCAATCCTCACGGTTCAGTTAGGCCCCGACGACATCGCCGAAATCCTCCATGCCCACAAGGTCCGCACAGGGTCCAGTCGTTCACCGGTGATCTCAGAGATTGCCCTGTGTTCGGGTGTCGATAAAGAAGTCACGGGCAACAGTGGCGGGTCGGCCACGTTCACTTACAACGAGGTGCTGGCGTGTCAGGTGAATGTGCATATCTCCACTTACCATGCACTTGGGTACGCGTCCAACGGAGCAACGTTTACCCTGGATGTCGGGGGTGTGGAGCCGATGTTGGGTGAAGACGACGTCAGTAACGCCACCTTCCTGTAACCATGCTGACCCTACCTCCGGGAGGGCGACCGTTCACGGTACTGGGCATTGACCCAGGTACGTCAACGCTTGGGGTCTCGTGTTTGACATGGGACCTCCAATCCGCGTCGCTCACCGTTGACACAGCCTTTACCTTGAAGGCGACGAATAACACCGTGGGATATCATGCCATTGAAGAACTCCATGGAAGTCGAATGGCACGACTTCAGCAACACCATGACGAGCTGATACAATGGTGCCATATCCTCAAACCCCATGCAGTCATCGCCGAATCTCCTTTCCAAGGGAGGTTCGCTCAATCCTTTGCTGCCCTGACGGAGTGTATTAACATGATCCGTCAGGCAGTCATGGTGTATGACAGCCACATGCCGTTGAACTTAGTTGACCCACCGACAGTCAAGCGGGCAGCGGGGGTGGTGTTACGTCGCGGTACCGATAAAGAAGACGTCAAACAAGCCCTACTTGGACGTCAGGACTTGGTGTGGGGAGTCGATATCCACGTACTCGATGAGCATTCGATCGATGCCGTGGCGGTCGCTCTCCATTATTACCAGGCGATTCTCTAACGAATGAGTGCGACCCCATGCTACAAATGGTTTTCTCTAAATTGAAAACGCCCATGTTGGCGTGGTATGAGTGGATGGTCTTGGGGGCATTTGGATTTTTAGTGGTGGTGCTTCTCTGGTACCGTCAGGAGTTAAGTGACACAGAGCAACAGCTCAAGGTTTCCGAAGAGGCGATTGAGCAGGCTGTGACGATAACCAAGACGGTAAAGGAGCAACAAGAGCATGATCGTCAGGTACTGACCTCGTTTAGTGATACGTTGGTAAAGCGCCAGCGGGAACAACAGCAGCAGCGCGCCGCGCTAATGAGTGAATACCTGATATTAAAGCCAGGAGAGGTACTCCCACCACGTCGAGAACCAACAGAGAGCCACCATGACGATTCTAACACCACTACCCAAACCAACCCCCCTACTGAGACTGAAACGCCTCCTGAGCGACGTCCTGGACCCACAGTGGCGCCCACCGAGACTCCCCCTGCTGTTGATGACCATAGCCGCATTAGGCGTTTGGCTCGGGGGATGCACGACGCGTACTGTCGTGCAGGAGGTACCAACTCCGATTGTACCCCCTAACTCACTTCTTACTTCATGTTATGTGGCACCACCCCCAGACGAGGAAGTGTTGATCAACGCGTTGGAATATTATCCCCAAGTGAGCGGGGAATGGGAAGCGCGTTTTGTTCTCATGTCCGACGCTTGGGTTGAACAAACACAAGGGTTAGAGAACTGTAATCGTCAACTATCATATCTGCGGGAGTGGTACCGACCTTACCGAGAAAAGGAGGAGGGCCGTGAATGAACGTCGAGCAAGCCCTCATTGAGTTGGGGGAAAGCCCACTAAAAGAAAGTCCTTACTCGAATACCATCCTCGTGATAGCCAATGCGTTTCTACCCGATGGCGTCACGGTTACTGCACAGACCACCGGTCGGGCTCTTTTAACCAGAATTTATCGGTTAAAAGACGATAATGTTCGGGAGCGCATTCTTGCCCGAGAACTCAACCCGATTCGCAGTCGGGATTCTTACCGCACGGTCATGCTGGCAGCAGCAGGTGTCATTGGGGTTATCGGTATTCTATTGGCATTCGATGAGATGACACGGGAAATGGGGGAAGCTCCAGGACCCGGCATTCAAGTGCTACAGAACTTTTTTAGCGGGCTGTTGGGGGTCGCTAAAGCACTTTTGGGACTATGAGCATACGCCGGGGTCCAAACGGACCCCTTTATTGCCGTCAACTGGTAATCTTATGAGTTAGCCCAATATTCTGTTTTGTTGGGAGTCACCGGGGGAGTTTGATACATTAAGGAGTCGTTATGTCAACGATTTATAATTACCATAAGCGGGGACGTGATGCATTGGTCGATTTGATCAATACAGTCTATCCTCGTTTTGGTGTGCAAGATCACACCGTGGCATTTGAAGAGCCGATCTTTGTACCAACGGCCGCTGAACCAGGTCGGACCTATATCGAAATGGAGCTGTTTGATCGAGGCGTGAAGGTCCCCTTCTATTATCGCCGTCTGGATCTCGCGATCTCCATGGGTTCTATCACCTTGACCCTGAATAAAAACCTACGTGTGACGCCTAGGTTGATTGCTGAAACCATCAACAATCGGTTAGGGTTTAATCTTAATAGCCGGGACGTGGACTGGAGTCAGCGGGAGTTGTTTCGTCGGGGCGATAAGATCTTCTACACCCTGAAAGCCAAGCCGGGTTCTTACGTTTGGTATGGGGAAACAGAAGTGGACATTACTCTGTCCAACGTGACGGGCCATGAACGTCTCTTGGAGGATGGGTCCTATCGTCTGATGGAAGAAGACGCTGACGCGTTCCGTCAGTTAGAAACCGCCCCTTAATCTGAGGAGACCTTATCATGAGAACACGTTTCCTGAGAGGGAATACTCAAGAGAACAATGGCCTCACGCTTCCCGCAGGGGAGCTGGCCATTGACTTAGAAAAGATGGCCTTACGGTTACATGCCGACGGTGTACCTGGCGGGTTTGAAGTGGTGGGGACTCGGGCTTATACTCCCCCGGTGGGTCCTGGTCCCACCACACTCCTCGCTGGAGACGACCAACTGGGTTGGTACGGCGAGGTCACCGGTGAAGAACTGATCACGTATAGCGGTCTTTCAAGTGCTGTAGGGATGTCCGCGGGGACGTTGCAACATGACGCCGAGTCTACTTGGTTGAAGTTCGCCCACCAGGGACAAATCCTGTTTGTGGCGAAGAAACCCATTCGTCATACCGTAACGTGGGACGACATCAACGCGGTGAACGCAGTGTATGACGACGTGAGTGCCCCCACGGTACAGGTTGGGTCAGATAACCTGCGTGTGACGCTCCTCACCGGTGGAGACGCGGACCCCACCTCCAGTGCCGGGGGTGAGTGGAACGACCTGCTCTACCGCGTCCACGTCGACGACCCCACCGGTACCCGCTGGGCGTCCTACACCAATGGGGATATCAGCGTGGGGACAGGTAACGGACGCTCCTCATGGACGCAGGAGACCTATGCATCTGACGCCTCACGGCGTGTCAACCGAGGGCTTTCGTCCTTGACGTACTTCGGCACGTATACTTCGTCGGTTACGATTTCGGTTTATGGTTGGCGGCCCTGCCTTAGGTTGGTTTAATGAATGTTGTCGAGGAGCCTGTCGACGAGGACATTCGTCCGGGTTTTCTCTTCTAAAAACGATATGATATGGTGTAACACACACCGTTTAACCCAAAGGAGTTTTATCCCATGGCAGATCATGATCTGTTCGTCGGTTACAACGACGACACCCAGCAGTTTGAACCCAAGCGCCTCGAAGCCCGTTTCTATGACCGCGGTACCCTGCGTGTCAAGTTCGATGACTCCGAGCAGTACTGGCGCGAGTTTGTCAACAAGTGGTGGCACCACGATGGCCTGAGCTTCCGTCCGGTGGAACTCTCCGCTGAGCAACAGGCCCGTCTGGATGAGGTCAACACCAACGCTGTCGCCGTGCAGTACCTGTCTGAGGTCGCCGAGTACGTGCAGTACGGTGCGGTGTCCGCTGAGACCACCGAGCCTTACCTCGCCACCATCGCGGCCGATGTTGCGGTGGCTGAAGCCCGTGTCGAGAAGCGCCGTGACGAGCTGCGCCAGCGTCTGGCCGAGCGTCGTTACGAGGAAGAAGTCGGTGGTACCTCTCTCGCCGATGGTACCCCGGTAGAGACCTCACGCGCCGCTCAGGGTCAGCTTACCACCGTACACCAGACTCTGAAGGAAGGTTTCCAGACCGAAGTCAATTGGAAAGGCCCGACCGGTTGGGCGCTGGTGACCCTCACCGAGATTGCCCCGATTGCACAGGCAGCGTCTGACCATGTGCAGGAATGTTTCAGTGCTGAGAAGGCGGTGGATGACCTGATCACCGCAGCCACCGAAGCCGATCTGGAAGAATTCGACGTGGCCGCCAACTTCGAAACCGAACTGGCCGCCCTGCGCGCCTAACCGGTAACGTCATACAGGCCCGCCCACTGGGCGGGCCTCCTATGTAGGAGTGTAAGAAATGCGCACTAGATTTCTTAGAGGTAACACGAGTGAGAACAATGGACTGACGCTTCCCATCGGTGAACTGTCAATCGACTTAGAAAAGAAAGCGGTTCGTCTTCATGACGGGAGTACCCCGGGTGGATATGAAATAGTGGGTCAACAAGCGCATGTACCGCCGGTGGGACCCGGTCCCAAGACGTTGGTGGGGGGCGATACCACCTGGGGTTTCTACGGTGAAGTCGCCAGCACGGATTTCATCAGCGGTGACGCGCTAGCGTCCGCGATTGGACTCAGTGCTGGCACCAGTCAAAACAGCACCAGCGACTGGCTGAAGTTTGCCAGCAATGGGAGTGTGATACTGGTACCGAAAAAGCCCTTCCGTCACAGTCTCTCCTGGGAGCACATTTACCAGGCGGGCGCCGTGTACGGGGACGATACCAACGGCAGCAATCCCTCCGGTACCGCCCGCTTGCAAGACGCGGTGGTGACCATCGATGGATTCGACTATCGGGTCCGTTTGCTGCGCGGCGCAGTAGACGACCCTACCGTCCAGGGGGCTGACGCACTGTGGTATGGCTACGATATTGACCTGTCGCATGGCTCAGAATGGAACCGATTGTTCTACCCGATTCATTCGGGTCAGCATACCAATACCTCCAATCCCACCACTCACTCAGACCCTAACGCTGACCCGTTTGCGAGCTGGGCCAGCTACAGCGAT